CACGAAAACCATGAAGTTAGTAAGATGAAAATCTTCAATGGCAGAAACAAGAATGCAAATAATATTGGTAACAATGTGTTGTCATCAACTGCACTATCAATGAATCAATTCAATATCACCATTGAGGGAACGCATAAGATTAATATCGGTCAGTTGGTCGAAGTTCTTATTGAACCTGATAGTGAGATATTAAAAACACCAATTTCACTTTTATATAGTGGTTTCTATGTGGTTGCTGGTGTAACTCACATCGTTGCACTTGAACAAGATAACAGATTCATTACAACACTCGACCTAGCTAGACAAGGTTATGATGATAAATTATTGGAAGGTTATGTCACAACATCACTTGGTAAATTTGTGGGGAACTCGTAGTGTATAATCATAAGGTAGATAGAAAGCCAACTGAAACAAAGTTCCACTCGATGTATCGTGGATTGGTTGTTGATGACCAAGACCCATCGAAAAAAGGTCGTTGTAAAATACGAATCATGGGGATATATGATAACATTCCAGATGAAGCATTGCCTTGGGCATTGTATAGTGACCCTTTTATGGGTGGGCAAGTTGGATTTGGTGGATTCATTGTTCCTGATATTGGAAGCATGGTTTGGTGCTTCTTTGAAAACGGAGACCATATGCAACCTGTTTATTTTGCAGGTGCTCCGAGTGCATTAGATATTCCACCAGAAGCCGAATCTTCATCTCATGAAGATAATCGTGGTGATGTTTCTTATCCAAGAAGCAAGGTACTAAGAACAAAAGCTGGTCATGTTATTGAGATTGATGATACTGAAGGTAATGCCAGAATCACAATCATTCATAAGTCAGGAACACAAATCACATATCACGAAAATGGTGATGTATACGAACACGTTGTGGGTAACTATGTCAGAACCATTGATGGAGATTTTGAAGAAACCATTACTGGAGCAATAACAAGAAACTTTGATGGTGATTTAACTGACACCATTGGTGGAAACTATACATTGGATGTGGGTGGTAATGCAACTGAGAATGTTGGTGGAACCAAAACTTTATCTGCATCTGGTAATGTTGTTATTCAAGGTGCAACAATTCAATTAAACTAATCCAATCTAGCACTTCTTTAACTTATAAATACTTATATAAATTGAGGAAGTGTATACAATGCAAAACTACGCATATTCAGATTTTCATCCCAAATTGAATTTAACAAGTAGCCAAAACGTCAAGATTTTGTATGACGAAGAGGTTATTACGCAATCAATCCGAACTATACTCGCAACGGTTCAAGGTGAACGTGTGCGCTCAAATTTCGGAAGTGGTCTTGTGCGCTACTTGTTTGAACCAATCTCAAGAGAGACAGCAGAAGACATTCGTGCTGGATTGATTCAAGCCATTTCAGAGAATGAGCCAAGGGTGGATGTGAATCGTGTCATTGTGACCCCTGATATTGATAACTATACATATGATGTGCAGATTGAACTTTTTATCTCTGCACTATCCCAACGAACAATATTTGAAGCAAAACTCCGCTCATTTGCAGGATAAAGAAGGATTAGGAATATATGAAAGACTTTACAAAATATGAGTTTCAAGAACGTCTGAATAGAATGACGGAGTTGTTGAAGACTTCTCCAGGATGGGGTGATGCATACGAATCATCAACAGGTCAAACTTTAATTCAATTGATGACCCATGTGACCGATGAACTTCACTACATGCTCCAGCGTAGAACACTTGAAAATTATATTGAGACTGCATCACTAAGAACATCAATTATTGCAAGAGCATGTGAGTTAGGCTATCGATTCAAAAGAGCAAAGGCAAACAGTGGTTATGTTAAATTTGCAATCGATGTTCCAGCAACCCAAGAAATCATCATCCCAATCTATACAAGATTAACTTTGGATAATGTTGATTATATCACAATCGAGACTGGAACCATTGCCATTGGTGAAACAGAGGTGCAGGTTTTAACCAAACAAGCAACACTGATGGAACAAAGCTTCACTGTTGATTCGACTGGTATTATCACCTTACCAACTTTCGAGTATATTGATAATGATATTCTAACAGTCAATACACCAACTGAAACATTTTATGATGTTAGAACGCAAAATAACGTCAACAAGAGAGCTTTATCATTTTTGACACCAACTGATGCCTTTTACGACATTAAGTACAGTGTTGGTGGCATGTGCATCGTTTTCGGTGATAATATCCAAGGTAAGTTCCCTGATAATCCTGTTACAATCCAATATGCAATGGTTGATGAGAATATTGACCCATTGAACACAATTGGCAAAGTTTTTACTTTAGTTGATGAGAATCCATTCTTTGTTGGATATACTGTAACTGTTACTAACACCACAAAGATTGCGAATGGTTCTGCTCCAGAGAGTGATATGTCGATTAAACGTAATGCAGTTGACTATCACCGTTCAAATGGTCGTGCTGTAACAAATGACGACTATGCGTACTGGGTTAGAAACTTTGATGGTGTCGATATTGTTGATGCAAAAGCAATCGGTGAAGATGAACTTCAAACAGTTGTCTATAACCTTAACAATGTGTATCTAACGTATCTAACATCAAGTGGTGAGCCTCTATCAACGGTTGAACAGCAAGCCATTCGTGATTTTATGGATACTGTTAAAACATCACAAGCACATTTGGTTTTCCGTCCAGCATCGGTGTTGGATGTTCAATTAGATGTGGATGTAAGAAAGGGGAAAACTACCCCAATCACTGATAAGGAAATGTATGACATTCTTTATCAATTCTTTGTTGATTATTTTGCACTTGGTGATGGGTCGATTGGCAAAGAGCATCAATCTTCTGATATTCTCAATGCCATGTATTCATTAACAGTGAACAGAAACAATCTGACCTATCCTGTTATTGATTTTGCTAAACTGTCAATCAAGGGTGCGGTTGGTTTGGAAGTCCCAATCAGAACCAACAGAGCAAAGGTTAAATTGGATAACAGTTATGTTCCAACTGATGGTGACTTCTATACCCTAAGATTCGATGATACTCCTATTCAAGTTGCTATCTCATCTACTGATAGTATTTTTGATATTGTGAGTAACATGAGAACACAGATTCTTTTGAATTTGCGATTGAGTGTAACCAATCAGATTGGTGGTATGGCATATGATTACCAAAACCTACCAATCTTTATTGAATCACAAGAAGGTGGATTTAGCGTAACCGTTAATGATAATGATTCTGGCGACTTCGCTGTTATTCGTTCAACTTTCGATACGGATATTAAGGCAGAGCATTTCTATTACGGTCGATTAGCTGAAAGAAAGCCAGCCATTCCAGTTTATAATGGAACAAATATTGATTTTACTGCACCAAGTGATACCAGTGTTAATGTTTATTCGAGAACTGATATTAATGACCCATTGACAGAAACTTTGGTAACAACTCTATCACCATCTCAAAACTATAATAATACATATACAGGAACAGAGTATATCATTTTTGAATATGTTAGTAATAGTTCAGAAGATGCTATCGCAACCATTATCTATGCAACATTGGACGACTTAACATTCACTCTTGATATTGCAACTGATGATAACATGGGGACATTCATTCTTGATAAGAACTATGGTGATTTGATTCCATATGTCACTATTGACTATGAGATTACATTACCATATAAACCAGACTATAGCGTATATGCTAACGCAATCGGCTCTGAAGAAAAGGATGTGGTTCTTCCAGGTAGTATTAATTTCTTGGACACGAATGGTGATATTATCCTAACTGATAATGGGGTAAACCAATTTGTTGATAATAGTGGGGTGATTGACCCATCATTATATGTGAACTATAAAACAGGGGTTATCACCTTAACTGATGCTTTTGCATCTGGTGAATATAAAATCACTTATAGTCAAAACATCTTTGACAACTTGAGTGTGAGTGATAACACTGTAATGAGACTTATTCCACCGAAACCATCACTATCTTCCACCGAGGCTAGTATTTCTGAAATTAGGATTGTCTAATGTCTATTAAAGATTACTTAAAACAGAACATACCCGAATTTCAACAAGGTGATTCAAACCTCTCCACTTTCCTTGATGCAAGTGGAGAGTTCCTTGATGATATTGTCGAAGCCATTGAACATTTCGACTATACCAGAGACTTCAACAAAGGTACGATATATAACTTGGAGAACTCAATTTTCTCTAGGGGTATCGACTTACCAAGAAACGTGGAAGAATCATCAAAGAGAAAATACCTCAGAGATATTTCTGAAATCATTTTGAAAAATGGTACAGAAGATGGACTGAAACATGCACTTCAGATGATTGGTTTTGAATCAACCATCAACAAGGCATGGCTACAAAATCCAAAAGAACTTCAAAAAGGTATCGTTAAGGATATTAAAACAGGCGTAACCCGTAACGCAAACATTGGTCGATACTTCTTCTTAGATTTTGTATACGGTAATGAAACCGTAACTGATGATGGTGTATTCTTTGAGGGCAAGAGTTATTTTGACCTAAACGAAGCACCAAATACAATAACAGGTATTCCAATTGTTGGTGAGAGCTATAACACCATCCCAACATCTTTTGACAGTGTTTCAAAGACTCCGTATATTTTGGTATCGATTGACCAAGGTTCATTTAACATTGATGTGGGTGAATACTATTCTGAAGAAACTGGTCAATGGTATACATATTCAACCAGTGAAGAGTTTGAACTGATTAACGAATTGATTTCTTATTTCATCTCTGGTGGTCAAAGACCAACAACTGTTCGCTTCGTTATCATCATATCTGCTCAAGCATTGGCTGATGAATTTGAAATGACAGATGACTATGTTGATGAGACCACTTATACACCTGATGGTGGTGATGATTTATCAGAAGACATCGATTATGATATGACAGTTGAAAAGCCAGGTACGGTTACTGTTAATACTGCAATTGGTGAACCAATGCCAATTGGCATACAAGCACCACATCTTCACCAACTTTCAATCATTGACCCAATTGCTGTTGGTGATATTGAAGCAACCAAACCAGAAGATATTTTATGGGATGCTTATAACTTAACATATAAAGTTTGGCTGGATTATCAATATCCTTATATTCCAGTCAGACCATTAATTGATATTTCATTTACAAATAACTCAACAGTTAGTATCGATGTTTATACAGCCGTTGATGATTTAGCTGGAAATAAAGTTGATACGTTATTAACAACAATAAATACAGGTAATAGTTTTAATTATCAAACAACTGTAGACGAACACTTCATTAAATTTGTGCCATCTGCACTAACAAATGAACATATCGAAGTGACATTCGTACATAACTCATTCACTCAAGAGATTGCATAGTATGACCGAGAAAGAAATTTTAGAAAATATGAACATCAAGGGTGAGTTAAAAATCGTCACCAAAAGTAATGAGACTGGCGAAATCCTTGATGTGTTTGAAGACCATAATGTTATTTTAACAACTGGCAAAGAAGAAATTCTTAAAGCCATGACCGTCCTTGATACAAACATCCACCGTGTCAAGACGTTGAAGATTGGTAATGATGTGGGTGCAACTGGTACAGTATTAGCCCCAGATGACGCAACGGCTGATTTAACAGCATTGGATTTGGCTGAATTGTATGAGGTTCCAGATAGTGCATTCTTCATCACCTATCCAAGTGTGAATAGTGTTCGATTCAATGCATCCTTAAATGGTGTGGATGTAATGGCTAATTATCCAGCCCTCCCTAACATTGTCTATACCAGTGCAATGCTAGAAACATTTGGTGGTGTTGGTGTGGCATATCGAAGATTCCCAGGCAGAACAATCAGTTCATTAATCTCAGTGGACATCACTTGGACAATCACAATTTTATAAGATAGTAGAGGAATAAGACAATGGCAGAACTAAATATGGCAAACATTCGATATGTGGAGAATGGTGAACCACATGACGAAACCACATATAACAGACCTGTTCAAGATTTGGCAGATGAAACCGAAGTGGTATTGGTCGATTTGAGAGCACAAGTAACTCAAGCCCAAACCGATGCCATTGTCTTCTCAATCGCATTGGGTTAATAAACAAAGGAATATAAGAAATGGCTTTATTTGGCAATATTGATATGACAGTAGCAAATGGGACTCCAGTTAGTCACACATTTACCACTAATCAAAACGTAATCATTGGTGCATATGTCGCTAACACATCACTAGAGACGATTCAAGTAACTGTTACGTTGCGTGGTAAGGTATTAGTTCCATCCGCAGAAATACCAGTATATACTGCATTGTCTGTATTGGATGG